CATTGGATTATGCCAAACCCAGGCGATGCTGGTTCTTCTATTGGTGCGATTGCAGCTAGGGAACACAAAAGATTAAAATGGAGAACACCTTATCTTGGATATAATATAGAAGGCGCATATCCTACCAATGACCTACTGGCAAATCTTGTCGCATTGAAAATAGTTGGTGTCGCAAATGGTAGGGCGGAGTTTGGGCCAAGGGCTTTGGGTAATAGAAGTTTACTCGCAGACCCAAAGGGTTCTCAAATGAAAGATGTGGTTAACAAGATTAAAAAGAGACAGGAGTTTAGACCCTTTGCACCAGTTATATTAGAATCAGAAGTACATAAGTATTTTGATGTACCAGAAGGATTTCAATCACCATATATGCAACATGTAGTTAGATGTAAAGAACCAGAACTATTTCCTGCCATAGTACATAAAGATGGAACTAGTAGAGTCCAGACTGTCAATGACGAACAACACAGCGGGTTATCTCAGTTGTTAAGGAGATGGAAAACACATAGTGGTCATCCTATCCTTTTAAATACCAGTTTAAACATTAAGGGTGAACCAATCGTTAATGATGAAAGAGATGCAGTTAGATTTGAGAAGAAGTATGGAGTTAAAGTGTGCGTGAGATAAAGTATCACAATGGTGAAACTATAAAGGTAGACGGACTTCACTTCTATGGGTGTTCCTATGTTGCTGGACAAGAACTCATGGATAAAGAAATGCCTGACCCAATGGGAATTCCAGTAAAGGACATGAAGAAACAGAAGGGGGAAACTGTAGAGTCATATTACAAAAGAAAACTGTCACGAGAACTTCTTTTTAAGAAAAAGATGAAACTGGAAAATCAGTTGTCATGGCCACAACACATGTGTAATGTTTTGAAAGTCCGAACTTACAATCATGGAAGTCATGGAGCATCGATGACCTATATTAAAGCTAAACTACTGTCACATATAATGGGAGAAGAATATGAGATAGATAGAAACAAAGAGGCAATTGTAGTTGGTCTTACTGGGTTTGCCAGAGAAATGATATTTGCCGAACAGGAAAACTTTTATTTTGAATTGGGTAGATATGGTTCCGCGAGGAGTCTTGTAGTTGCTACTGACTTTGAAAGAAGGGGTGACCCAGACTTTGCTAAAAAATATCTGGGACTAAAGGGGGTATACACTCTCTTTTGGCATTTTCTCCATGAAATCTACAGTATTATCAATATTTGCAAAGTTTATGACATAAAATTATATATTATACCAATGTTAGACCATTTTAATCCAAAATGGTATAGAAAACAATATGAAATGGACTTTGATAGACCAATGTTTGCATCTCAAATCAAATTTCTAGAATCTGAAATAGATAAGTATATCATAGAAGGAACAAAGTTAGACCCATTGGGTTCTAACATAATAGAAAGATTACCAAGGGGCCATCCTTGTGCCGAGAGTCATAAGAAGTACGGTACAAAGATTGGTGAAAAGTTATTAACATGAGTAATATACTGAAGTTCCCGAAAAAACATAGGTGGGAACCAACAGGATACAGAATCAATTTATATACAGAAGAGGATATCTATATTGTCCTTTTATGTCTTAATCTAACCGATGATTTGGATGATCCGAAAAAATGGGTACGCCAAGATCTTCGCACATTAGAACCAGAATTCGTCATTGAAAAAATGACCGATTGTCTGGACAATCAAATAATATCAGAACCATGTAAAAAACAAATTTGCAGAATAATTCGTTCTGCTGAGGTTCTGCCATTATCAGCGCTTTATAACTAGGAGAAAAAATGAAATATTTAATAATGATATTAATAATGATGGCATCATTTGGTGCTCACGCGGAAATAAGTTCTTCTGCCAACGGACAGTTGAGTAGTGAATATATTTTTAGGGGACAAACCCAAACTTTAGGAGACCCTGCTGTCTCTGGTGGGTTTGATGTTGGATATAAGGGAGCCTTTGTAGGAATGTGGGCATCTGAAGTAGATTTCGGAGATGGACTTGCAAACTTAGAGGTTGACCTTTATGCTGGATACGGATATGAGTGGAAAGACTTTTCCGCTTCTTACACATATGTAGACTATAACTATAACGGAGACTCATCTTTAGATGGAGTTGAACATCAAATAGCATTAGGATGGAAAGATGTAGGTCTTTTACATGTAGTTGGTGCAGAGGGTTTTGTTGATTATAGTGAAGTCTCTTATACTTTACCTATAGTTGAATTTGATGTTTCATGGGGAACATGGGATACAATAGGTGACAATTGGACAGTCGGGAAAAGTTTTGACTTGGGCCCAGTTGACGGAACAATTCAGTACATAGAATTTCATGGTGATGCTGGTATTTCAAACGAAAGGAATATAGTATTAACATTAAGCAAAGAAATATAACAAACAAAATACATTTTACAACAGGAGAAGATATGTAATAGACCTCTTTATGATGGATATCAATTTTTTTAACTAACCCATCTGGAGAAATACCACATGCCAAGACGCAAAACCAACCTACAAGTAATTGAGAATTTAAATTCCGATATACAAAAGGTGAAAAGTAAATCAACATTAAAAATGCGTATTGAGGATTTAATTACAATCGATGCACTTACAGAAACCCAAGGGCAGTTTTTCGCTGAATACAAGAGAGATTGCAGAGCAATGTTATTGCATGGTTGTGCTGGAACAGGTAAAACATATATTGCCTTGTACCGAGCATTAGAAGAGGTTTTACAAAGAGGAAACCCATACAAAAAAGTAGTCGTTATTAGGTCAGCAGTCCCATCAAGAGAAATAGGACATCTGCCAGGCGATGAAACTGAGAAGTCTGCGGTGTACATGCAACCATATATTGATATGTGTTCCGTCTTATTCCCAACAAAACAACAGGCATTCCAGAGACTAATCGAACAAAAATATGTAGAATGGATGATTACATCATTCGTAAGAGGAATTACACTAGACAATTCCATCATTATTGTTGATGAGTGTCAGAATATGAACGACATGGAAATTAACTCTATTATAACTCGCGTAGGACACAATTCCAAGATACTATTCTGTGGAGATTTCCGCCAAACTGACCTATATAAGAAAGGTGATATGAGTGGATTGCAGAAATTCATGGTAATTGCTGAGAATATGCCTTCATTTAGGATGTTTGAGTTCAATGAGGATGATATCGTGCGTTCTGACCTAGTAAAAGAGTATTTAGTCGCAAGAATCCGCTATGAAGAGCAATATGGGACTTGACATTTGCTTCAAAGGCTAGTATAATGGCCACATAATAATAGGAAATTTCGTAATGTTTACACATATTGAAGAAAAACACGCCTTTCCCCAGCTCATGAGGGAAAATTATGAAGGAAAAAGGACATATGTAACGGAAAATGGTGATAGATATCCCTCTATCACCACCGTTCTTGGTTATAAGATAAAACCCGCTATAACAGCGTGGAGAAAAAAGGTAGGAGAACAAGAGGCGAACAAAATATCGCGTCAATCATCTGTTCGTGGAACCAAAATTCATGGTGTTTGTGAGGATTATCTTAATAATAAGGAACTTGATACTGAAATGTTGTCCTTTGTAGAGACAGATATGTTCGATAACATGCGCCTTTACCTTGATAAGATAAATAACATACACGCGATTGAACAATTTTTGTACAGCGACCATCTAAGGTTGGCTGGACAAGCGGATTGTATCGCTGAATTTGAGGGAAAATTGTCTATTATTGACTTTAAGACCTCTGCTAAACCGAAAACTAAATCATATATAAAGAACTATTTTGCTCAATGTGCTGGTTATGCCGTCATGTTTGAGGAAAGAACAGGAATACCTATCACACAATCAGTAATTATTATTGGTGTGGCGAATGAAGAACCACAATTGTTCATAGAACATCGTGATAATTACACAGATTACTTGCTAGAATGTCGAGATTTGTACGAAAATAACGCTTGACTTTTGGCCCATCTTATAGTATTATAAATAACTTAACTCGATGAAACAAGTCGAAGGGTTTACAGGACGAGGGTGCGATTCCCTCCGCCTCCACCAAAAGGAGATTAGTTATGGTAAACGGTGCTGGAAAATGGATGTTAAGAATGTATATTCTTTGGAGTATCATTGCAGACATCACTTTAGTTTCTGGAATCATTTACTTAGTCTTTTTTTGATGGGGGCGATTAGGATCGACTGGAACTTAATAGGTGCGTGGAGAGTTCGGAGAGGAAGCTACCGTAAGTGCAACAAAACTATAAATGCAGAAAATAATACTGCTTATGAGGATTACGCTTTAGCGGCGTAAAATCGCTCGGGGTTTCGGACAGTTCCTAGCACCAGAATACTGTCCTAACAAATTCTCAAAGAGAAGGAGGAGAAGATATGTGGTTAATTACAGGACTCGTTATTGGGATAGTAATTGGAGCATGGATTAAAGACCGCAAAGGTTGGTTGGATTTTCTTGACACATTGTTTGACAAGATACCATTCTAATCTAGTACATTATGTACACTTGGTTTTTAACAGCCTTGGCAGCGGTGTCGCTTGTATTGTGGCCCGCTAGTGCTGATAACTATTACGACAAGGACATCCATATCCATGAACCAGTAAAGTTCATTGATCAAGAGGAAGTTGCTTGTCTCGCAATTAACATTTATCACGAAGCTAGGGGCGAAAGCTCTGAAGGTAAAATTGCAGTTGCTTTCGTTACCCTTAATCGTGTTAAACATGAAACATATCCAGACACAATCTGTGGTGTTGTCTATCAAGGCAAACATAGACCGTCTTGGAGAGATGAAAATGAGTTGGTTCCAATCAGACATAGTTGTCAATTTAGTTGGTACTGTGACGGTAAGTCCGACATAGTACGAGATTTCACATCATATGAAGAAATCGTTGAATTGGCTATTGATGTTTGGTATGAAAGATACGAAGATAATACAAATGGTAGTTTGTTTTATCACGCGGATTATGTGGAACCAGCATGGGCACAACACATGGCTATGACAACAAAAATAGATAGTCACATTTTTTATACGGTATATCATGACTGAGAAAGTACATAACTTTATCGTTACAGGTGGGTGCGGATTTATTGGTTCCCATCTGACAGAAGCATTACTCTTACATGGGCAGAATGTTCTTGTCATTGACGATATGAGGAAAGGTAAATTCAAAGTCGAAAATAGTCCGAATGTGAAGTATCTACATCAAGATGTTGCATCAGCAATTCCAGTTGGAAAGTTTGACGCAATATTTCACCTAGCCGCCACGCCTAGAATTAGGTTATCACAGACTGACCCATTTGGGACTATCACAAATAACTTTAATTCAACAATGGTCGTTGCTGAGTATGCACGAAGAGAACGAATACCCTTGTTTTTCGCTGCCTCTTCAAGTACTCAGTTTCTTCACCATCATGATAATCCTTATACATTTTCAAAGTGTATAAATGAGGAGTTACTAGAACTTTACCGCAAACAATTTAACTTGGAATACCATATGTTATATTTCTATAATGTGTATGGGCCGAGAGAAGCTGACTATGGAGAACATAGTACGGTAATCCGAGCATTTAAAAAATGCATAGAGGAAGATAATCCTTTAAGGATATTTGGTAGTGGGAAAAAGGAAAGAGACTTCACGCATATCCATGATGTAATCGATGGTATATTAAAGTTGTTAACAACAAAAAATAAACCAAAAAATGTACATCTTGGTTCTGGGAATCCAGTTAGTATATCGGATATAGCAAAGGCATTTGGTCACTCTATTGTTCATGAATTTGACAAGAAGGGTGAGGCAGAAGTAACTGAATGTGAAAGTCCATATATTGAACCGCAATATGATGTTATTAGTTATATTATGAAATGGAAAAGTGATTATGAGGAAGAACGGATTTTAAAAAATGTAAACAAGGATTTGAGGAATGTGGAACGAAAATATGCCAAAATTGATAGTGGACAATGACACAGAAAAAGAAGAGAAGGTTAGCGATGTATTCATGGTTACGAAAGAATTTCATACATCCGCTGAGTTCTCTCAACACATAGAAAGAAAAGCTGTATCTGCTGGGAATTATATCGATGTACTAGTGGAATATTGTGGAAGGAATGAAATAGAGATAGAGAGTGTTAAAAAATTACTCACATCATCTCTAAAGGAAAAAATCAAAGCAGAAGCAATTGGACTTAACTTGGTTAAGGGACAAAAGTCTTGTAAGTTACCCATATGATTGAACCCTATGAAGTTTATAAACTGTACCTAGCAATTAAACTTCATTTTACTACTAAGTCATATGATGTAGTGAAGTATAAGGGTAAGGTTAGAGTAAAACCAGAAACTTTCAAGAAAAGAAAGGACATGGTATCTATAAAGAAACTTGCTAGGGATTATAAACGCGAAGAAATAATAGATTTCTTAGTCGCAAACTTTGTATCTGGAGAACGATGGGGTGGATTGTTTGATATACAGGCATCCAAACGATACGAAGATTGGAAGGTAAAAAAGAATCAAAGGGAATATCTCTTTAAAAGAGATGTCTCTAAGATAGTACTAGAGATGGAAAAACAAAAAGTTGGCGCTTTTTTTGAAAAAAATGGAAAACAGGGCTTGACTTTTCGTCTATACTTTGGTACAATGATCGAAATTGAAACTCTTGTTATATTAGATAAGATTTTTAATTTCGTAGAAGAAACGGATGATATCTTGTTAGAAGATGTTGTACTACTAGTGAAAAAGTATCGCCCGTTTGTTAAGGTGACTGACTCTATGAGAGAAGTTGCTAAAACACTTACTCACTAACCTGTATAAATAGGAGTGTACATAATGAGTAGGAAACTACATCCTCATGATGATGAGAAGCGTATGAGAAGAGTACCTAGTGAAGATAAAACTAGACTTGACAAATACAAACATCTCGTGTATAATGAGGACATTTATGAGTCTGAGGAGTTTTTGGACGCCTTAGATAAAAAAAGTAAAATACAACGCAAACATAAACCAATATAACGCACAAGGAGAAATATATGTCGTTTAATAGTATAGAAGAGCTACGCAAGTCGCGTGGCAACTTTGACACCCTTCTTAACCAAGTTGAGAAGATGTCTACAACTACCACCGAGTCTAATGACGATGGTAGGGAATGGAAACCAACTGTTGACCAAGCTGGAAATGGTTATGCAGTAATCCGATTTTTGCCCCCAGCAAAAGGTGAAGACCAATATTGGGCAAGACTCTGGACACATGGATTCCAAGGGCCTACTGGGAAGTGGTACATCGAGAATTCTCTCACAACTCTAGGACAACAAGACCCTGTTTCTGAATTGAACAGCGAATTGTGGAATAGCGGAGTTGAGTCTAACAAAGACATTGCTCGCAAACAAAAGCGTAGACAGTCTTTTTATTCCAACATTGTTGTTGTGAAAGACCCTTCTAACCCTGCCAGTGAAGGTAATGTATATCTTTATCGTTACGGTAAAAAAATCTTCGACAAAATTCAAGAC